TGCTTGCCCCAAGAGAACCAGCCACTGGAGCCGCATATTTGAACGTCTCGCCCATCATGCCAACATTCGTATTGGCATTACTTGATGCCGCCGCCATGATGTCAGCAAGCCTTCCAGACTCTTCTGCGCTCTCTCCGAACGCAGTAAGGGCATCGGTCACAATATCGGATGTGGTCGCGAGGTCTTCGCCAGATGCCGCCGCAAGAGCCATGATGCCGTCAATACCTTGGAGCATCTCCTCGGTCTTCCAGCCAGCCATTGCCATGTAGTTGAACGCTTCGGCTGATTCCGATGCGGAGAATTTGGTGGTTGCCCCCATCTCCTTAGCTTTTTCCGACAATCTTTCGATGTCGCTTCCCGTGGCTCCAGATACCGCCGCAACCTTGTCCATGGAAGCCTCAAACGTTGATCCGACTTCCAAAACATACTTCGCGGCATCAACGGCCTTGTCCCCGATCTGCCGCATCGCGTCCACAGCAAGGTTGACCGCAGCGTTTTTGATCATAGACTTCAGACTGACATCCAGTTCGTCTGTATCCTTCGCCGCTTCTTTGGCTTCATTTCCGAAATCATCAACCTGGTCAGCCGCTTTGTCCGTGGCTGTTTCCAGTTCGCGCATCTCGTTTTCAATGTCATCTACGGCCTTCTCTGCTTTGACAGTCTCTGTCTTTGCATCGTTGAGTTTCTTCTCCCAGTCCTGAACACGATCTCCAGCCTTGTCATATGCCTTTTCACCCTGTTCAACAGTCTTAGCAAGTTCATCAACGATTTTCTGCTGTTCTTTCAGCTCTTCGTCTGTGGCATCACCAGAAGCCTTCATTTTGTCGAGTTTTTCCTGTGCTTCTTTCAGCTGCTTCCGATATTCCTCGACTTCCTTCCCGACTCTGTCGTAATCATCCTTTGCGTGTTGCAGGCCAGAAGCGACTGCATCTTCTTTCTTCCTGGATGATTCCAGTACGCTGTTCAGCGCATCGTGTTTTTTGTTCAGCGTTTCAAGGCTTTTCGCCTGCCCGTCCGTCTGTGCTTCCACCAGCTTCATCGCGGACTTCATGGTGTTCAGCTCTCTGGTGCAAGCCGTGACCGCTGACTTAAACTTCTGTTCTCCATCAAGCGCGATTATCGCGCCTATCTTCCTATTCGCCATGGTTTACACCCCCTTCCAGCCGCGCCGCTGTACAATCAGGTTGTGGTGCCATTGCCACTTCCGATAAATCTCAATCCATTTAGAGTAGTACATCTTGGATAATTCACGCTCCGTGTATCCGACCTGCATTCCAATGTAAATGACAAGCGCGAAGTCAATCAGGAATTTCTTTTCCGGGTCTTGGTATCCGTCAATTTCTTTGTTTCCGTCTTCGTCCCGTTCTTTTTTTTTCCAGACACGCACGCTCCGAATTCGCCAGCAACGAGGATCGCGACCTCTACCAGCGAATATTCATCCCTCCACCCGCGCTTCAGGTCGTTTTCTTTCAGTGGTTCGATCTCACTTCCAGTGATCTCGATCCCTTCTTCTATCATCCAACAGAGAGTTTTTGCGACAAGCTCGATATCAGGAAGCGTGTATGTCCCTGACAGCCTGTCCATTACACCATCCGCGTCAATCTTCGGACGGAAACCTCTCAACTTATCTTCTGCCGTCATAAGGTCACCCGTGTGCTTCTGGATCTTCTCCAACACCAGCATGTCACACTTGTACGGGTAGACCATTCCGTTGAATTCAAACTCTTTTACATCATTTTCAAACATAGCTTTCTGCCCTCCTGCCCTTAAACAACAAAAAGCGGAGGCGTTTTAATGCCCCCGCCTTTCGAAACTACTTTATGAATTTTTCGGGAACTTCCCGGTGATGAATGTAATCGCCGCGGCCTCAGTCTCAAATTCCTGCAGATAACGAAGGTCGCCGTTGCTGTCAGCCATTGCGATACCGCTTGTGGACTGTGTCTGGAACTCTGTGGACTCGCCCCTGGTATTGACGGATAATCCCGGCTCTGACCACTGAGTCTTCGGATATACGCGTGCTTCGTATTTGATAACGCCGTCAACCTTTTTCTTGCCGATTACTGCAAAGCCACCGTAGGGCGGTGCATCGTCTGCATTTGAAGTCAGGACGTTGGTGCTGATCGCATGACCAAACATTGCCTCTGCTACGGAGTGCGGAATGTCAGATGTGCCAAGGGTAAGACCATAGGATGTTACTCCACGGTCAGACTCCGCCAGAACATCGTCCGCATACAGTGTAGCCTCGGAAGTGTTCGCGGTCTCTTCAAATGTCGTTGCCTTTCCAATGAAAAGCGGGTCGAGAAATTTTCCTTCGTGTGCCGCATCCATCTGGAAGAAATAAGGCTTTCTTACGCCTACATATGCCATGATTCTACCTCCTAGTTATAAAATTCTTCGTCTTCTATTTCTGCCTCAAAGATGATGTGTCTCAGGCGGTTCGTGCCTGTATTTGCGGTGGTGATGTCATCGATAAACACTGTAATGATCGGGAAGGTGAAACCTGCTTCGAACATCCTGTCGCGGATCTCGTTCTGGATCGAAAGAAAATTCTTGTTGGCTGGCAGGAACAAATGAACCTGCACCGAATGAACGACAGCAAGCGGTTGGTCATCCCCGAACAATGCTCCGTGGTTATATGAGAAATTGTACGTGATCCACCGCTCCGGTCTGTCGGCATCCTTACCCGAATACACATCAGGCCACGCCTTTATGCCAAGATCCTTCGCGATCTGTTGGATTTTCTCAAAAGTGTTCATATGCTCACCTTCTTCAGATACCGATCAAAGATTTCATCCATCTTGTGGTTGATGACTGGTTCCGATTCCTTCACTGCAGGTGTCAGTACGGGAGTGGCACGCTGATGTGCTGTACCGTATTCCAGATACGCCATCTTTTCCATGTTCCTGACTCCGTCCTTGTCCTTGCCAGTAGGACGAACAACAAGGTACTTGCCCTTGTTATTCTTCTTTAACCCCGTTGACTTGATGGAGTTATACATATCACCGTCTGCGTAATGACTTGCGCTCCATGCCTTCAAGTTCTTGATCATCACAGGCTCTGCCGCCTCGATCATCTCTTCCGTCATGTGTTCAACGTCAAGACTTGTTAGGTTTCGGATAACATCGTCAAAACCCTGTATTCTGAGTTTCGCCATCAGCTGTCACCCGCCTTCCGCTCAAGGTATAACTCTACCTCTTCGGGATTCGGCTGAAACGTACGATATACTCCGTATTTCTTACCATCAAGTTCCACAGTGTCCTGTTCACTGTATTCATTCTCCCAGATCGTCACTCTGCACGAAGGACGGATGTTATTCTGTCCCATTCGTGCAAATTCACGACCGGAGATTGACTCCACCTTGCACCATGCCTTCTTGCGGATCTCCTGCTGTTCGTCAGGTTCAAACCCTGATGTATCCTGATCGGACACATAACTGATCAGATAGCACCTGTTATTCTTGTCTCCAACACTCAAGGCCAATCACCTGCCTTGTACTCACTGGCAAGCGACATATCATGCCGCGCTTCCAGATAGTGCTGATGATACCGTTCAGCGGCTTCCTCGCCGCCATAGTTCATCTGCCATCGCAGGTACGTCCGCAAAGCCGCCCTTACGAGCGATGTGTCAGATGGAAGCACCTGCACACCGCTCCGTGAGAGATCCATAAGAAAAGCATCTTTTAGATTCAGCAATTCGTCATCAAGTTCCTTGGAAGAGATCCGCACCATGTCACGGAGTTCCTCTTCATCAATGTCGAAGGAGAGTGCCAAGCGGATCACCTTCCTTTCATGCGTTCTGGATCGCAAGGAATTCAGTGATAACCGCCGCCTTGCCGTCTTCCGCTGTCTTAGTCATCGTGTACTCACGCGCCTCCGCGATCTCAAGGATCTTCTCCACTGTAAACAGAGCGAGATCATCCGCATCAAGATCGCCCGTCAGATCCACCGATGCCGCCGCGAGGATTTCCTCGATGATGTCAGCTTTCTTTGTCTTTGTCAGTTCATAACCCGAATCCGCGGCCAAACCTCTCAACTGGGTGATGGTTAAGCCTAACAGTTCCGACTCTTCCAATCCGTCAGAGTCAACGTCTGCTTCAGCCGCGGTTATCATTCCCCCAGCCAGAGCAGAGCGTGTGCTTTGGTGGTGATGACGTTGCCGTCAACGATTGCATATGCGCAGTAGTCAGCTGTACGAGCCTTTGCATGCTCTTCCGTGACAATGCTCATGTCTTTGTTGACATTAGCGATGTATCCCACGCCCGGAGCGGACAGAAGGATCTCACCGTCTGCAAGAGCATCTTCCTGTTTTACCGGAATACCGAAGATCCTCTGGATACCTGCAGCACTCGGATCAGCGATCATAATCGGACGGCCGTTCTGATCGACAACGTTTGCCAGTTCGTCCCAGATGGTCTTGGCATTTGCATACCATCCCAACTCGTTGGAACCAGCCTTGATGACTGCACGTGCACCAGTCAGATCAGAGTATGCAAGTTCTCCGGTGTCATAGGTAAATACCTGCGGAGTGGAAGTCTCACCTTTCAGAGCAGTAATGATGCCCTTCGGTTCCGGTTTGAAGGTATCGTTAACACCCGGCTGGCCTTTGCCTTTTGCTACGCCGTAAGCGAGAGCTGCACCGATTTTCTTTGCAAGTTTTCTCTGGATGAACGGAATGAAATCAGCAATAGCCATCTCACGCAGTTTCCAAGAAACAGTGATGGCACGTGCGAGTTCGCAGCCAACAAGGTTCACAGCGACCAGAGTCTCGGAGCCATCAGCGGTTGAAGTTGCTTCGTCATACCATGCAGCATCGCTGGATGCGCTGGAGACTACCATGGTATAATTTCCGTTTACGTATGTTTTCTGTGCGTCTGCCCAGATCGGATGCTCTTCCTCGATCAGATCCCAGATGCCTTCCGCAACTGTGGTCGGAACAACAACGCCAGTTGTTACGGTTGTCAGAGCTGCGTTGGTCATGGTGACAACGCTCTGCTCCTCATCGGACAGTCTCTGTCCCATCATCATTTTTGCCCATGCGTTTTCGTATGCTTTGCTTTTTGCGTCCACGGCTTCCTCCTTCTGCGGTTCGAAGGATACCCGGTCTGTGACAACCGCATCCTTCGGAACATTTACTGCGTAATCCTCCATGTTGATCACTCTCTGGTCATCGGACAGAACCTTTGCATCAGCGATCCGCTGCGCTGTTACGTCCCATGCTTTGTTGAGTGCATCGATTTCGGCTTTCTTTGCTTCATATTCCTCATCCGTCCCATCGTTCTCGATGATTGCGGACAGCTCTTCATTGAGAAGATCAAATTTCTCTTTGTAGTCGTTATATTTCATGTCTTGCCTCCATTCTCTTGCTTCTCGCAAGTCTCTTGGCCTCTTTGAGCCTGTTTTCTTTATTGTTATCGGATTTCACCATCATCGCTCTGACACGTTCCATCTGCTCCATTGTCGGAAGCTGAAAAAGTCCGCTTGATGCCACCATCGGCATTGCTTCCTCTGCCGCGTCCTCAAAGATGATCTCGTCAACCAAACCGTGCTCCTTCGCCTGTTCGGCTGTGAGCCATGTCTCGTTCTCCATCATCTCCAATGCCTCCGATCTGGTCATGCCAGCCTTCGCCATGTATGCCGTGCAGAGCGCATTGTCAGCGGTTCTCAGGACTTCAGCAACGTGTTCCATGTCGTTGTGATTTCCGTGGATTCCAGTGCTTACACAGTGTACCATCATCAGCGAAGTCGGGGACATGGAGCAATGGCTTGCACACGCGATAACCGATGCCGCAGAACACGCTTCACCAGTGATGAAAATATTGACGGGGTTTGTCTGGCTCTTCTGACGGAGCAGAGTATAGATCTCACTTCCTGCATCAATCGAGCCGCCCGGAGAGTTGATGTAAATGTCAACGTCATCACCGTCCGTCATGCTGTCAAGCACGTTTGCGACATCCCTCGGACATGTGCTGTCCATTTCGAAGAAGTCGTAATAGAATTTGTAATCATTCGGGATAATCGCCCCGTGGACATTAATCTTATGTTTCGCCATCTGTTGTCTCACCTCCTTCTGTTATTGGTGCTGTGTCTAACCTACGTACGTATACGTCACCACCATCAATCGGCGGCAGGTTCAGAACACGCCTGATCTCGTTCGCGGACATAATTCCACGATCAAGGAACTGCACAAGCGCGAGCTTCGTGGTCATCGAAGCACATTGCAGATTGGAAGCCTCAAATACGATCCTGTTTCCAAAGTTGATTTCCTTCCGTGTGAACAACCGGAGCGTGAATACATCTCCGAGCTGGATCGCGATCGGCTCAACCTCCGACTCATAGAACGCATTCCATTGATCTTCCGTATAGTTCGCCTGCACAAGATCACGGTTGACTCCGAAGAAGGAATATATCCTGTCCGTCAATTTGTCTGTGATCGCGGCGTTCGGAATATAATCTTTCGGTTCAATCTGCTTTGCATCTGCTTTGGCATCCACGCCAGCCGCTCCGAATGCATCGGATTCCACTGACAGGTAGTTGTCCACGAACTCCTTGACGTTCTTCTTCACATCTTCGGGACGTAAACCGGAGTTGAATTTGAGCAGCCATCGGATGATGCCGCTGTTCTTCACTGCCTTGACGATGCCCTGATCTATCGTTCCGACACATTCCATCAACTGTGCAAGAGCAGGAGCAGGATTTGTTCCAAAGAATGCATCTTCCGTGAAATCCTGTCTCAGGTGAAGCACATCCTCATAATCGAACGTCATTACGCGCCCATTTTTCAGCGTGAACTCCAACAGCGTTCTGTTCTGCTTGTCAACCCTCTTCTGGACAGCGGAGCATTCGATCGGATACAGCGCAACAGGCTTTCCTGCTGACTCTCCGTCACGGACGATCAGGGCGAAGGCATTTCCAGTCAGCGTGAGCTGATAGGTCAGCTTTTCCAGAAACTGCTGCATGGTCATATAGGGGTTTGGATATTGGAGAAGCATCCTGATGTTGGTCATCGGGTTCAATGCCATGTTGTCCCCGTTCTCCCTGATATGTTTCGCAAGCAGTTTTCCGATAGCCTTAATCTTCGGACGGATGCAGGCCATGACGATGTCGCTCTCGTACAGCTTGCCGTTCCATGCGATGTAGTGTTCACCCCATGTGTTTACCATCTTCAGCGTTGCCACCTCGGATGGTTTCTCCACAGTGGGATCTCTGCTCCGTCTGTTAAATAGTCTTGGTAATCTCATATGCAATCACCTCAAATCATGGTAAGATAGTCGTTAAGATATGTCTGATATATGACGTAAGCATCCAGAAGCGCGGCGGTTCCATCGATTCGCCGTGTCGGGATGCTTGTCTTTGCAGGTTGTATGTTGTCGTTTCTGTCTATGTCAACAGCGGTATTAAACAAACACCACTTGTCAATGGGATGGTCATTGTACACGATCAGTTTCGCATCCAGATCTGCACCGAGTGACTTCATGGAACCGGACAGCGTTTTCTTGCCCTGGATGACTTTTTCCATCACTCCAGCACCAAACGCCTGCTCCATTTCTTCCACCCAATATTTCGCAGACCATGCATCATAACCAATCTTATACATGTAAATGTCGTACTGGTTCTGCACCTCCAGAAACCATTCCGTCACATCGTGGTAGCTGATCTGATTGCCCTTGCAAGTTCTCATCAGACCTTGCTCGATCCAAACGTCATACGGAATATGATCTTCCCTGACGCGTTTCTCCACGTTGTCTTCTGGCATCCAGTACATCTGCAGGACATACACATGCGGATCATCAGGAACGCGGAAGATGACCTTCGCGGCTGTCAGGTCTGTTGTGGACGAAAGATCCGTTCCACCTATTCCGTAACGCGGTTTCAGTTCCGCAATATCGAATTTGGTTGGATTGATAACCTGTTCCGCTGTCAACCACGCCTCTGCCGTAGTCTCTGGCACGTTGAATTCCTTGCAGACAAGGTTTTTGACAAGCAATGGATTCTGCTTCGCCTTCTCGACCTTGTCACGGAGGATGCCCTCATTCTTGATCGTTCCAAGACCGGGGTTCGCCTTCTTCCAGCACTTCGGATCTTGCCATTCACTTCTCTTGTCCAGTTCGTACACAAAAGCAATCATGCGGTCATCTCTGTAACCGTTCGGATCGAAGTATCCGTCAATCACACGCTTTGCTTCGTCATACTTCTGGTCATAAATGTCTTCTCGGACAGTTCCTGCAGTTGTCGTGATGAAGATCAGCGGTTGCTCTCTTGCCGTGATCGCATCTGCAATGACATCATAGAGTGCCTTGCCCGACTGCCACGCGTGTATTTCATCAAGCAGACAGCAGTGAAGGTTCAGACCGTCCAGTGTATTGCTGTCAGATGCAAGCGGTTTGAATACACCATCGCAGAAGTCCGCATCAATTTCTCCAACAAGACAGCGCGTTCTCTTGGACAGTGAAGGTGATTTTGCGATCATCCTCTTGGCTTCCATCCAGATGATCTTTGCCTGCTCACGTTTAGTTGCTGCAGAAATTACTTCCGGACCCGCTTCTCCGTCAGCCATGAGCATGTACAACCCAACCGCCGAAGCGATCAGTGATTTTCCATTCTTTCGTCCAACGATCAGCAGTGCCTCTCTGTACTTCCGGTTTCCTTCGATGTCGATGAATCCGAAGATCGCCGCCAGCATCGCCTTCTCCCACAGTTCCAGAATGACAGGCTTGCCGCCCATCTTGCCTTTGGAGTGTCTGCAGAAGTTTTCGATAAATTCAATGATACGATTCGCCCGTTTCGGAGAATAAAAAAACTCGCTTTCGTCCTCATGATCGAGGTCGTATACGAGTTTCTTGTAGGTCTTATAGATTTTTTCGGAGACGATTTCCTGCCCTGACTCTATTTTGCTCCAGTATTCTCTGATTGGATTGTAATCCAACGGATATCGTTTAAGCATCGCTCTCCAGGAAATCTTCAAACCCGTCCGTCTCCGTATTGGCAGCAGGTTTTTCTTTCGGCAGGCAATCCAGAAGGATCTTCATTGCCGTACTCTGTTTTTGTGACATCTGGAGATAAAGCTGGGCATCCGGTGACTGTTTCCAGCCGTATTGGTTCTCTCCGTTTTTGTATTCGATCATAGTGCCGTCACGATTGATGCTTTCACGCAGATCCTGCATGGTGACGGTCATGAACGCCACGTCTTCAATCGTTGCATGCACAAGGTTCTTTTTCTTTGGACTAATATCCGCAAAAGTTGCCTTTAATCTTGCTATCTCTTTTGTTATCCGCTTTTGTTTGTCCAAAGCGGTGCTTTCTTTTGTCATATTTTTACTACACCGCCTTTCTCGATGTCCTGCGTGTTAAATCAAGG